TTTTTACCATCACCTACCACTTCTTCAAATCCTAAGAAAGCTTTAGGTACTCTCAATGCCGTCAATAATTTCTTTTGAATATATTCAATATCGGCAATTTCAGACAAGTTAGTTGCTCCAGGTAATGTAGTAATTGGATCTGGAGCTGCCGGATCACGAACAGGAATAAAGAAATCTTGGTCAACGGCCATTTGATTGAATCTCATGTCTACGTTTCCTGTTTTACTATCTACAACTTGTTCTCTTTTGAATTTGTTTGCAACACGCTGTACATACGCTTCTACATCATCATCGTTCATGTTACCGACAAAGACCTTAAATAACTTTCTTTCGGGTGCTCTTGATGTTCGATAAATCAACATAGCGTCTTCACAAAGTAATAATTGTTTCCAAATACGTCTAGCCTTTTCTAACATAGACGTTCCATAAGGAAGTTTTCTATCATCACCTAATAATCTGAAGTGAGCCATCTCCCAAGATTGGAATTCCATATTTTTATTTTTCCAAGTGAAGTGTAATCCTTTTTTGTCCTTATCGACCTCATTTTTTACATCGACAGAAATTTTACCACTTGCACCAACCTCATGTCTTTCAATTTCTATAGTTGGTAATTGTTGACATCCTACAATTCCTTTCTCAGGGTCTAATTTCAAATAGACGAAATTGTCTCCATACTTACATGTATTACGTGTCCACATTGGTAAGTTGGTGTTGATATCTAAAGCGTTGTTGAATAAATCTGCGAGTACTCCCTTTATTCTTTTTGACTCTGAATAAATTTGTAGTATGAATCCATCTTCATTTGTGGTGGTGGATTCTTCAGCATAAATGTCTAAAGCCGCTGAAATCTCAGGAGTATATTCCATCGATTCATAGTCGTATTGTGCGGATAGTCTCGTTGGTTCATAATAAATTGCTTGAGAATAAAGATTATTCTCAACCTTAGCCCATTGATTGGTAAGATAATATGTTTGTTGTGCTTGAAGTTTTTCTTTCTCATATTCCTCTCTACTCTTTGTGCGTAGGAGTTCCTTTTTATCAAACTTGAATGTTGGATAATCTTGATTTAATAATGAGTTAGGTCCAAATGTTTGTGACAGTCTTTGCCAAACCGTCATATTTTGTTCTGCCATAATCTAAATTTACTCTTTACCTCAGTAATATAAATAGTTATCTAGCACCAAATAACCATCCATATTTTTGGTAATCTGCTTTAGATGCCCCATTATTATTCAAGTGGGGGTCTCGACCCATTTGAGGCACCAATGGGTTAAAAAAATCTGAAGTATTTTTATTTTCATTCATCACGGTGGACCACGAATTCAACATGGCTTTTGTGTGATTAACAACTTTAGTCAATGATTGAAATGACTTTTCCGCGACATAAATTGCCATTGATAGTCCCATGATACAGTCATCATGTTGTCCTTTCTGGTGGTCGGGTCTTCCATGAATATATATAAAGGTATTCATCTCATTGTATGTCCTATGAGAATATATTTTGAATCCGTGTCTAACCCCCTCTTCAAATGCTGCAATAATTTGAACTCTTTTTGTATTGAAGTTAATACCCGGAATTTTTTCATTGATTTTCGGGTCCCACTTCCATTTGTTAGAAGTATCAACTCCATCAACATATAATCCAGGTTGATATTGTAATTCTTGCATTTTTCTGGCGGTTGAAACCCCCATACCACCCGTGATATCAATTACACAGAATGCGTTGTACATGGTTCCCCACTTATAAGCAATTTCGGCTAAAACATCGGGAGGGATTTTACCAACATATTCTAATACTTGTTCCCGTTCATCAAAGTCAATGATTTGGATTGATGAAAAATCCTCAGAGTCACCACGAGAAACGTCAACTCCCATAACATACTTATGGCCATTTACAGGTTCCTTAAAAATCCACAAAGCATTACCCATAAGTTTGGCTTGTGGAGCCCTTAGTTGGTTTTTGGAAATGTTCTGCATTAGATCTGAATCGAATACGTTATCACCCGATCCTAAGAAGTTACATTCAAGTTCTTGAGCAACTTTACGTCTATCGTACTTGAGTTTTTTTACCATTCCCTCAAACCATGCAGAACACGGTTTATACCCTTGAGAAATATAATCTGTTACAATAGTATGATCTCTTTCGTAAGGATTATCATTGGCTAAGTTAATTACAGTATCTACAGGGTAGTCTTCTCGATTCAAAAGATAATGAACCAAATCATTTGTCTTTACCACGTATAAATCTTTGGTGTAACGAGGGTCTCGATACCAAAACATTTCAGAGATTTTGAAATCATTCATTCCTCTTAACGCTTGATCATATATTTCATAATATATTGGGTCGTAACCGTTTGGTGTGGAAACTACAATAACTTTACCACCCGTGGATAGTGACGCCATACAAGCAGACCAGAAGTCTCCATCAGCCTCGATAAAGGCCGCTTCGTCAAAAATAAGAATTGTCGGTGTATAACCTCTAAGAGCATCTTTGGATGTTGCCACCGCTTTAACCTCACATCCGTTATTAAGTTTGAAATGTCTTTGAGAGTTTTTTTCTACTGAAAACCCGATTCCAACCCAATCAGGCCATTGTTCAATAAACGCCCGTATCTTATTGGCCATTTCCACTGAAGTATCCAACTTGTTGGCAATGATTAGAACTTTTTCAGGTTTTTCCTTTCTTGCAAACGCAAGTTTTTTTGAGGCCCAAGCCGCGGTTACAGTTGAAACCCCCGCTTGTCTGTATTTTAATGCAATGTTTTCGTTGTAGTTTTCGTAATCTTCAAGTAGTGAAACTTGGTCAGGAAAAAGTTCTAATGGGACATACTTTGATACTGTATTATCGTATGTCTGTAAATAAGAACGAAGTGCATAAGGAGTACTCCTCATGCACTTCGTATATTCTATAATTAATTGTTCTTTATTCACAAAATTAAATCATATTCGGATTTTTTATGGTCTTGGAATTCCTAAATCTCTATAAAGGTCATCAAGTCCAAAATCATCATCGTCATCGCTACCTTGAGTACCTTCATCACCTTTGAATTCATCATACTCTTTCTTAGATTGTTGTGCCTGTTTCATGATTTCTCTAAATTTTGCAGTTGCACGTTTCACCTTGGACTCGTCTTCAGATATCGCGTTGCCAATAATTTCTAAGAATTCCTTAGCCTCTGTTTTATATAGAATTGAATGAAACCATGGTGTAAGACCTTTGTTTTCATCATCGAACATTTCATCTGGTAATGCAAATCTAATTTTTTCAACAATTTCAGGACCGATTCGAAGTTGCATTGGTTCATTTGACAATACATCAGTTACGTCTCTTACTTGTTGAGACATATTAGGGTCTTCAGGTAATCCATGTCTACCAATAGATTCCTCAAGTCCTTTGATAATTTCATGGCATAAAATTGGGAATATTAGACCTTCAGCCACAATTTTGGTATCAGGTTTTTCCTCACCACCTTCTTCATCCTCATCTTCGTCATTGTTTTCCAACTTAACTTTACCAGCAACACCACTTCCAGTTTGGGACATTTGTTCAATCATTTGTTCCATAGAAAAATAAAGGAAATCATTGATTGCCATTATTCCTAAATAGGCGGGGTATAATCGAGGGTCTATCTCGTCTAATCTTTCTTTGACCTCAGGTTTTTGGAAAATATAATGTCCTTTTTTCGCAGCACCTTGAACCAAAGCGTTAATCATGTTTCTTTTGTGGATTTCCAACTCCCTAATTTCTTCATCGGTCAAATCCTCAACATCGAATGAAGGAATTTCAAGTGGTGGAGAGTCTTGAGGTTTTTTTGGTTTCAACTTGAAATCGGAAGTATTGATTGGAGCTCTGTTTAACTTCGCTTCGATTGTAAACCAATCATTTGGAACTTGTGCTTCTTCTAAACAAGCGTCGATTGCAAGTTGTTCTAATTCTTCTCTATGTCTACCTTCAATACTCATAATCATAGGAACTTTACTCATCATTTCCTGATAAATCATTCCCTGTACTTGTTGAGAGCTAATATCCTGTATTCCAGTAACTTGTTTTAACTTATCAGCCACCTTACCAAATCTTGCGCTTACCAACCTTTCTACGTCCTTAGATCCTTTTTTCAATGCAGGATTTTTTGCGTACAAACTTTCAGGACTTCCCAATTTTCGTTCTAATCTTGGGTCCATTCTTTCTGGTCTGTTCCCGTAATCTATTTGTTCTTTAATCTTCGCCATTTTATTATTTTAATAAATTTAAGATAACATCAATTACTTCT